AATGTAATTCTTATCAATGTGTGCTCTAACTTCTGTAGTGCTTGGTCCAACATAAGCAAATTCGCCTGTTGAACTATTGTAAGTTAAACTTCCATCACCACTTGATGTTGCACTAAAATGTGCTCTGGCTTCAGCGGCACTTGGCCCAGTGTAACTAAACACACCTGTTGAATTATTATAACTAAAGCTTCCATCTCCACCATTGTCTAATGCACTAATATGAGCTCTAACTTCTGTAGCGTTTGGACCTGTGTAAGTTATAACACCAGTGCTGGCATCATAAGTTAAACTTCCATCACCGCCTGAATCAGTAACACTAATATGAGCTCGTGCTTCGCTTGGTGTTGGTCCATTATAAGTAAACACACCTGAGTTTGCATCATAGGCAAGACTTCCATCTCCACCTGAGTTTGTAACACTTACTGAGTTTCTTGCACGGGCATTTGTGTAATATAAATTACTGGTGCCTTCGCTTAGATCATCTGTATCAGCGGCAGCAATTCTGGCGTCAGCTCTAGCATCTGTGTAATATAAATTAGTTCCTTCTGTTAGATCAGTTGTGCTTTTAGTAGCTAACCTACTATCAAACCTTGCGTTTGTATAATAAAGATTGTTTCCTTCAGCAATGTCTGTGGTTGTAAATGCAGCTGAAATGCCGCTGATATCAACAGTGTTACCTGATGATATTGTTAAGTTTGGTGAGCTGAATAACAACACCTGACTGTCTGATTGTGTTGTTAAGTATCCTGCATCGTTAGTAAACATACTAACATTACCTGACTTGTTTGTTAATGTGTCTGTTGAATTTGCTTTAATAAATTGTTCAGTGTTGTTTGTAACAATATTTTGAACTCTAGCGTTTGTGTAGTAAAGGTTTAATCCACCTTCTGTTAAATCGTTTGTTGACTTAGCTGCTAAGTCACTGTTGAATAATGTTGAACTATAATACTTTGCAGTTCCTTCTGGGACATCATCTGTGTCTAATGAAACTGATCCTGATTCACCATTAACTGATACAACAAGATTACCTGTTGCGTCAAAGCTAATAACACCTGTGCTTGAATCATAAGCAATATCGCCTGTGGCACTTATTGCACTTCTGGCTCTAGCGTCTGTGAACCATTTGTTTGTTGGTGAAGCGTCTTCTTGAACATCGTCTGTGACCAACACAACATTGCCGTATCTTCCATTGACGCTTTCAACTGGAAATCCACCGTAAGGTGGAATCAATGCTGGTGTAATATCTAACTTAACTGTATCGTTATCGGTGACTGTGACACCTGTTGCTGTATCAATAACAACAACTTGGTCGGTAGCAACTTCGGTAACAATGACATTAAGATTCTCATCATCTTTTGGTAATACCGTGTATGTTGACATTTAACTTACTCCTGGACTTATATATGCTTTACCTTGTAGTAATCTTGTTTTAATTCCAGTGTCGTCAGTCATAACAACATCATACACCTGATCGCCTGGGGATAGTGCGCCTGTTTCAACATCAGTTAGTGTTATTGTAAATAATCCACTGGTTGCATTTTCAATTGAACAAGTAAAACTTTGTCCACTTGTGTCATTGTAATTCTTTTTTACTTTCGCTTCGAAACTATATCCTGTGATATCTTTAATAGCACTGGCACTCTTTAATTGGAATGTCCTAACATAGTCTGCGTTTTGCGAAATGGTTATATTGTATTCTGCGGCTGCCATTAGTTTAATATACTCCTTAATATGAATTCTAATCCTGCATAACCCCACGTAATGGTAAGGTATATTAACACTAGATTAGAGAGGGCGGTTAAACTTTTGATTAACTTATCTAATTCGTTCATAATATGATTTCCTTGTTGTTTTACAATGTTATTTATCCAAATTAAAACCGTAAGAAATAGCTCAGAAGTCAACAAGGAATGTAACACTCCTGAGCCAGCGTATTAGAGCAGAACCCCCACTGTCTAATAAGCGTTAGTATTTAGCCCTTTTTTGTTAGAATAATAGGCATTAAGGTGTATAGCAGTCTAAATTACGAAGTCACTTATAACGCAAGATTTGGCGGTCAAGAAAAAACCCACAAAGAGAAGCCATTCTACATTGTGGGTTTAGTATATTAACTTAAGATTAGCCTGTTTTATTTCATTCAGCTGCCTCCTTAATCAACATCATTAGGTGTTTCAACTTGTCACTAATCATCATATCTTCTGTAGCATAATTCTTGCCATAAAACATCTGATTGGTTCTATCATAAAAGATGATAGTGTCGCCAAAGTCGTAGTAACCTTCTTCGTATAGTTTATCTTCAAAGTCCATTACGCTGTCTCCTCACAATAACCTTCTAATTCAACATAGTATTGATCTATTGCATATTCAATATCATCTATGTTCCAAAACGGCAACATATCTGTCCAATCCCAGTCTAAACCTGGAAAGTTTGCTTCACATATGTTAGCGTGTATATCTCTAAAGGTAGTGTTGCCAGTTATGTCAACATATAAATCACTAGTCACACCATACATTATAGTGTCTACACTGTCTAACCCGTTAAACAATTCTGTTGCTGTTTCCATATGAATTTCTTTTCTCCATATTTCAATAGTTTCTCTGGCTTCTTTTGATATAGTGTTCATTATGCTGTCTCCATTTCAGTAATCATATCTGGCATTTGATCAAACTCTATGCCAACACGCTCACAGGCTTGTTCCCATACAGCAGTGGCCTTGTCAAGCCATACTATGGAATCACCTATGTCTTTATACAGTTCAGTTTCAAGGGCAGTCATTTGGATCTCATAATTATCACCATTTGCGTCAACACCCACCATTATAAAGTTTTTTAGTTCTGTAGTCATTACGCTGTCTCCTCATTAAGTTTGGTATACTGTAATAACACTTCTAACACTTCTTTTTTTGTGTAATCATGCTCTAAGGCTTGTATTTCTGTAGCTGGCACGTCAACAATTGATGTAAGTGCTTCAATCAATTCTTTTTTGGTTAATTTATTGTAATTCATAATTTGCTCCATTTGTGTCATAAACTTTATTGTCTATACTTATAGTATACACTAAGATGTCTTACTTGTCAACCTTTTAATTAAAATAAGGGGTTTCCCCCTTATTGTTTATGCTGGCACTTGAACTTTACCATCTGGTGACTGTATGCTATGCGTTAACTTGTGATTTGCCATTACTTCTTTGGCATATTCACGCACCTCATCAGCTGATCTCCACAATGGACCATCTGTTCCAGCACCTACACCCGGTGTCACTTCAAACTCAATCACACAACCCAAGTTGTCTAAGTCTAACTCATGTGGTCCTGTCTTACCTGACATTACTTTAAACAACTCTGAGCCTTGTTTTCTTACCATTTGCAATGATGGTGATTCAGCTAGATACATTGTGGCAAGTATTATTGCTGTGTTATTGTGGCCCCATTTTCGGCCTAAACCACCAATTAACTCATCTCTGTTTTGTTTACACCTATTTGGGATTATAACTTCACCGTGTTGGAACTCTCTGATTTTACCATCTTTTTTGCTGATGATTAGCAACGAACACGCATCACCGCCAGTTGATCCATTATACTTATGCCATTCTGGTGAGTCCCATATATGATCTGGACCTTTGTCATACGCCTGTTGTAGTAGTTTCTGATCTATGTTTGATGATCTTTTCTTTGCATTGTAAGGATTAGTTTTCTTACGGGCTTTTTGTCTTGCTTTACCAATTAATTTCTTACTCATTGTGTGACCTCCTGGTCTTAGTTATTAAGCATTATTGCTTAGTTAAAATAAGGGGGAAGCCCCCCTTATGTTAGTCCCACACTCTATACAATGCGTCACTATCTACACCTTCGTAGTAAGGTGTTTGACTTTCTGGTTTTGTTGTTTCGTATGCTATATGTGATGCAATGTATCCAATAACACTAGATGATGCATTTAACCTTAACGCTGCAATTGTTCTGTTTAACACGTCATCTTTTGATATAACTGTTTCATTATTCCAGTTATGTCCTGCATCATCAAGTTGGTCTTGCTTAACTCCCATCATTAAGCTGCCTTTTTTAGTAAACAACTGCCACAACGCAACAAGTTTATCACCTGAGTGATCTGATATAGCCTTTACAGCATTGTTATTGATGTGCAATGCAGCAGTCACACGTGATCCGCCAAATGTTAGTTGCTTAGTTGTAAGCGTTGGACTGTCTATCATGCTCATATCAATGTTAGCTTGATCACAAGCGTCAAGCAAGTGTGCCATTGCTTGTTTGTCTGCGTTTTGTTTAGCATCAAAGTAGTCATTCATGCTATCATAACTTATAACACCGTTTGGTGTCCATGCTTCAACGCCTTTTTTAGTTTCTGTAGTCATTGTATTTCTCCGTATTATTAAAAGATATAACTTAATTGTTATATGTATATTATAGCAAGACTTCTTGCTTTTGTCAACCTTTTTTTTAACTTAATGCTAAAGTTAAAGCATCATTGCGTTTAAGTTTCTGTAGTATTACCGCAGCCTTCTTAAAGCATATTTCTACTTTCTTACCTTCTGTCATAACACTGTATACCAAACCAGTTGCAATGTCAACAGCAATTACAACAGGTATTTTAGCAATCATTAATACATAATCAACCATTGTAGTGTTATGAATATGATGTTTGTATTTCTGAACGTAAATAGCCTCACTAAGTGAAAGCGTGTAAGTCTTGTTAAAATCAACTTTAACACCCAATCTACTTTGTAAGCGTTGTCCAACATGTTGTCCTTGAAATTTTGCTGCTGTAATCATTGTTAACTCCGTTTGTGTTATAAGCATTATTGCTTAATTTCTTACTGTCTATACTAATATTATACGGCAAGATGTCTCGGTTGTCAACCTTTTAATGAAAATAATGTCAAGAAAAAACCCATATATTTCAATGGGTTAAAATTTATTTTAAATTAATTTGATTTATTTTGCAAATTTTCTGTCTACACCCTTGCGTTGTTCTTCAAAAAACATGGCTGTTGCCAGTAATCTTTCACGTCTTTGGTTAATAGTAGGGTGTGTTAAGCGCCATAAGAACTCAGCATCTTTGGCATTTAAGCGTTTGTATTCACTTAAATTCCATCTTTTCATTACAGCCTTGCAATGATCAAACTGTTCTGGTGCTATATTGTAATTGTGCATAGTTCGTTTGCTGTGTTTAACCAACCAAGTGTGTGCTGGTGTTTTGTGGTGGTTAACACTCCACCATTTACGAAAATGTTTTAGTCTATCTGTATTCATGTTTTTCTCCTTTAGTGTTTGCGTATAAACGCTTCTCTGTCAAATACTGCTTTGCAGTTCATGTTGTTTCTTTGTGTTTGTGATAGTTTACTGAATTCCTTCATGCTCATATCATAGATTTTATGTCCAGTCCAAACATCACGAAACTTCATTATCATCCAATCTTTTTCCCATTCAGAATAATCCTTATATTCCTTTTGGTCTACATATCTCATGCCATCTTCATAGCTGTATATTTCTATTACCATATTAGTATTTACTCCTTTATAATCTGTTCCCTTTCAGGCAACAGAAAACATCAAAACTCTAAAGAGTTTTTTCTGTTTATTTTTTTCTCTTCTTAAGTGGAACATTAAACATTTATATGTGGTTTATATGATATAACTTAATTAGATCTTATTACTCACAAGTAGGCTATTACAGCCTAGGGTGTTTTTAGAGACTATAAGACATTTGGCTCGTTCCTGCTTACCATACACCAGTGATTTTTAAGAATGCTTTCTGCCTACAGTTGCATTCATATGTCTAGTCAGTTTTCATTAGTTGGAAAACGCAACCCCTCAAGCAAGTTTCTAAACTAGTGTTTCTCTAGTCTTCAATGCTATGTTGTCAAGGAGGGTATGTAAGGGTTCTGTGTTAGTTTTGTATTAGCCATTGTTAGTATTATATGTTAGTTTTGTTTATTTGTCAACTTATATCAAACATATCATTATCAAAATGTTTCTCAAGTTTTTCAACATCACGCTTATGAATTAAATCATTTATATGATCATACATATCTTGCTTTGTAGGAAATAACTGTTCCGGTTGTGCTTGTCGTATACTGTCAGCATTAATAAGATGTTTCTTATTAGGCATTGACTTCAAATTACTTATTACAACACCTTCTTTGCATTGTAGTATATTAAGCCAAGTTGCTGCATTATGTATTTTCTTACCGTTTTTCTGAAAAGGATACACATATGTCCAAAACTCTTCTAAGTTCTCATTACATATATTTACGTGATAATAGTCATTACCATGACTAGCACTTGTTTCTGTTGTGTAATTTAAAATATAATATCTCATTGTCTCTCCTATAATGTGTAAAAGTTTATTCTTTTACTTAATGTATTTATCATTATACAACAAAAAGACGCTTTTGTCAAGAAAAAAGACGCCTTTCGACGCCTTTTTAGAATCATTGTATAAAGTATTGGGCAGTTCTGCTTTAATATATATGGCACTGTTTCCAGTTACATTTTGTTGGAGCTAGGCAATGAATCCTAGTATCACCCTTATACAACTGTAAGCTAAAATTGAACATTATTTGGAGAATGTCTGTAATCATTGATTATTTTTTTAACTTACTATATATATTTATACACTATAACTTAGGTATTGTCAACCTCTAAGAACTCTTTAATATAATCTGGGTTGGCTTTTTTGTATTTCTTTATATGATAATATACAGCCGCTGGTGTAACTCCCAATCGTCTGCTTATTTTTGCTGATGACAGTCCTGCACTGTGCCAACTCCATATGTTAGCAGTAAGATCTGCACTAGGATCAAAATTGTTTGGTATTCCTGGTTTGCGTCCTCGTTTGTTTTGCATGTTAACGCTTTCTTCAGTCCTGTTGTCTATTCTTTCGTCCTGGTTATGTAGTAATTTTCTTTGCACTGTGTAATCATTTATCTTTGGTCTAACTGGCATGTCGTGTAGTTTTAGCCATTCATTTATGCACAATGCATTTGTGGCAATTGCCAGTCCATCTTTGTGCATATGATACATGCAGTATGTTCCTGGTATTTCTTTTTTAAATTCTGTATGTAAGAAAACAAAGTGTGTTAGTTTCTTATAATCTTCTAAATCTAACACTCTTTGAAACATGGCTTTGAGTCTTTGCTTACCACCATATGTGGTATAATCTGTGGGGGTGTTCATAGTATATCCTGTAAATTATCTACGCTATATGCGTTGATTTGATGTGTTTAACGCGGTGTTTTAGTAAGTGCCTCCGTCAATGACATTACTGTTTTCCCATACTGGGTCTGGTGTTGCACTTGCATTATACTGTAATAAATGTCCAGTTGCAATGGTGGTTTGATCCACAACAATATCTTTCAATATGCCAACGGGTGCTTGTGATACAACATCTTCTTTTGTTGGAAGCATTACTATTGAACTGCCGTCTAATCTTATCTTACTCATATTTATTATCCTTATATTTGTATACTTGATTCGTATTCTGTGCAAATAAATTCAAATTGATTACCTTTTTGAAATGTTATTTCTAATACTCTAAATAATTTATTTGCTGCACTAGTCCAACCAAGATCTTCTTGCACAATCTTTACAATGTCACCACATTCAACTTTAAGAGCTTGGTGGTTTGCAATAAATGATGCTGATATTTGATGCCTACTGTTATCAATTCTGTATTTGTTTAGTCTGCTAACATAACTTTGATCAGTTGTCATTTGATAATCTACTTTTGATTCTAATACTGTTCCATTGTCTTCGCTTAGATAATTTGTTCCATCGTTGCCTGTGTAAGTAACTTCAACGTTATCTACATAATTCAATGCAGTTGAGCTATCTACATATCCTGCTGTTATTTTGTTAAATAAACTTGACTTTGCTGGTCTAGTAACACTAACTGGTCCTAATATGTTATCTTTGTTAAATTCAAATACACTAGTTTCGTTTTGTTTGCGTGGCACAAGTCTATACTTTCCACCTGCAAAAACTAAACTACTATTACATGAAAGTGTTAACATTTCTATATTATCATACAGTCTAGCAGCTGTTGGAATTACTCCATTAAATTTAATACCACTGCCACCATTAGCACTTGCATAATGAGTTCTTGCTGATTGGAAACTATCTATATCAATATCTATTCCTGCTTGATAATTGCCACTTGAATCGTGGTCCATGCTTTTTCCATATCTTTTGTTTGTCATGTAATCGTATATAACATCAGCAGGGTTTTGTCCATCTCCAACTGTGTTACTAAAACTACTGCTTCCACTAGTTAATGTGCTAACATTTTTTATGTGCTTTCCTTCTACAACCACTGTAATTACAGGAACACCACCTGCATAAGCATCTGCATTTGCTTTTAATCTAATAGCAAAATAAGCCACGCCTCGCAATCTAGCTGTGCTTGGCCAATTGCTACTGCCAACACTGTTTTGTATTAATGTATCAACAGTTTGATCATCTCTTCCATCATGGTAATTAATGTTAATCTGTGCACCACTGTATTCATTTCCTGATTCAAAATTATTTAATGTATAACGTCCACCTGATTCACTGTAACTTCCACTAGAATCATCATCCCAAATACGAACATCACCAAATAATACTTGCTTTGGTATGCCTGTTTGTCCTTCAGATACCACTATTATCATATTAAAGTATTCATTTCCAGTAGGTGTATCATTAACAGTTCCACTTCCGTTTGATGTTTCAACGTATACTCTTACTCCACCTATTCTATGCGTTCCATAAATTACTGGAATGGTTGCGTTGTTTGAACTTCTGTTAACTAATAATCTACTTGCAACAGAGGCTGCAATACTGGCTTCTCTTGCATCTCTGGCTGCCTGTTCGGCAATTAATCTTTCTTGTTCTCTGGCTGCCTCTGCGGCTCTTTCTGCAGCGGCTCTGGCTGCTTCTTCTTGCCTTTGCCTCTCTGCTCTTCTTTTATCTTCTCCGGTAATCTTTCTAACAAAGCCGCCCATTATATTCTCCTAAACCTTTTTGCATAGCCACTATCACTATAATCTAAGTCAGCATCATCAGGCAAATGTTTGATTAAGTCATTGTCAGCTGTAACAGTCCAAGCTAATCCTTGAAATATTATAAAACCAACAAAATTTGTGCCATTATAATGCCACCAAATATCTCCAGCCAATGGCATTTCATCTCTACTTATTTCTTTATACGCTGGATTATTAACTTCAAATTCTTTTAGACTGTATTTTTTTGCAAACTTCAACATGTCTCTTTTACTAGCATATTTGCCTTTGATATCTTTAGTCCAATTGACTCCGGTTAATCTATCAATCCAGTCAGCAACAAATAAAACACAATCAAATTCTCCTAGACTGTATTTTTTAAATCTTAGCTCACTTAAATATTGTGCTAATAATAATTTTTCTTCTGCTATTATCATTTTGGCGGTTCCTGCCAAACTACGTCTTTCATTATTTTATCAGCATGAACAAATCCAGTATCACCACTAAATCCACTTATACTTTGTTGTGAGTTTGTATTTGATTTGCGTCCGTTGGTGCGTGTAAAAGTAACCCAATGTGAGCTTACATTCATTGAAACACTTACTGCTCCTTCAACGTCATTGTTAAGTGCTACTGAATTTATTTGACCTTCAAATACTTTTATTGAGCCTAATATATTAAATCCTAAATCAAAATATACTCTGTATCTATTAACTGGTTGATCAATATAAACAGTTGTAGATTTCATAAAAGTTTGCATAATTGATTCTGGTGGGCTATATCCACTTACATCATGTCCACCTATAGCATCTGATTCAAATGGTGCAATACCTGACAAATCTATATTCAAGTCTGGTATTGACATTTGCATGTTTTCTTCAATTTCACCTATTCGTAAGAATTGGCCAAATGAGTTATAAGTGTTGCCATTAAGAACAACATTACGTGGTGCATCTGTGAATCTATATACAACATCAGTTCCGCTTTGAACAGTTGTAACATCTACACAATCATAATATGTAACTACTTGTTTGCTGATCTCGTCTAGCAATGCTGCTGACATTCCTCTGTTTGCCATACTTTATAATTTCCATTCGTCTAATTCAAATACAACTGTTAGATAATATAAGTTATCTAATCCAGTAGTATATAAGAATTCATTTTCATTTAGTGTCACAACAATATTATCTGGTGATGTAGTCCATGAATCACCTGTGTCTTGAGCTGTTTTAATTGGATAAGCTAATCTAACTTTTGCTTCACCAAAAACATTTGCATTTGCTGTGCTTATAATAGTATTTATGTTTCCGTTACAGTTGCCATCTTCGCCAGCAATTGTATCACCTGTGCTTAGTGTATCACCTACCGCTAATCCTTCTAACAATATAACTAAGTCACCTGCACTTACATTGTCTTTTAATTTTAACTTGTTTGCACTATTGCTACTGTTTAAGTTCTTAAATAAAATGTTCTTTCCATCTTGCACTAACTCTAATAAGAATGGAGTTGTTTGTCCACGTGCCGCTTGGGCAATAGCAGCATATTCTTTGAATTGATTTGCTGTCATTGGTGGGTATTCTAATTCAACACTCCACTTTGTATAGCCTGAACTTTTAGCATACTTTATACCTGACTGTGATCTTGTTATTGCAGTTGGTTGTAAATATGTTATTTCTGCGGCAGCTGGTGCAACTGTTGATGGCCATTTCTTTAATGTATCTTCACTTCCGTTTGTCCATCCATCATCTGTATCCCAAGTATCTGCGGCTTCTAATGCAGTTGGTGTTGGCGGGTATGTGTCTGCTGCGTCTTGTTCTATTTCAAACAAAACATAACCTGTTCCGTTATCATCGTATCCACTGCCACCAGTTCCACTAGCACCTGTTATATATCCATCACTGTCTGTTGTTATAGTTATACTTGCATCTGAAGTAGGAGTTAATGCACCATCTACACCTGGCTTCCAGTATTTTCCTGCTACAACTCTAGCTGAACCTGTGTAACTTGATGCACCTGTGCGTTGTCTAAATTGTTCATTGCCATTTGTAATTCGTTCCATACCAGTAATAACACCTGCGCCATTTACTTGACCTAATATCATTGGTCTATACCATATGTCATATATGCTTATGTTTCCACTGTATGATTTACTTTTAAGATAGTATTTAAACATACTGGTTGTTTCCATAATCTTGTCAACAGTTCCAGTTCCTACTATCCACTTAGTAATATCTTTATAGTTTCCGTCTCTTAAACTTTTAATTCTTCCCTTATAGCCAGTAGTATTTGTTCCAATATAATCTGGATCAATCCATTCAGTGCCACTGT